CACTTGCTGAGGCAGGCGTGGCAGGAACAGGTGCAATAGGATCAGTTGCTCTAGGTGTTGCTGAAACAGGAGTAGCCGCAACAGGAGCTATAGGAACATCAGTAATAACTTTAACAATTACTGAAACAGGTGTAGCAGGAACAGGAACTACAGGAGCATTTGGAGAAACAGACGGTTCCAACATGCAACTTTCTATACCTGAATCTGGAGTAGCAGGCACAGGAGCAACAGGAACAGAAGCAGTTAACATACAAGGTTGGGGTGGCTCAACTTGGGGTCAAGGGCCGTGGGGTGATTAAATGAATTACGCAACATTAGTATCTAATATTAAAAATTTTACAGAGGATGATTCTTCTGAGTTAACAGCATCTGTAGATCAAATTATTAGCCAAGCTGAAGAAATGATTTACCAAAGATTGCCAAACTTGCCATGTTTTAGGTTTACGTCCTCAGCGGCAAATCTTGTTGTAGGTACAACCCAATACACAGTGGCAAGTGCAAGAATGATTAGGAATGTATCTATTACGTCTAGCAATGTTGTTAGCTTTCTAGATCACAGGGTAGATTCCTACCTAAGAGATTATTGGCCGAACTCGACAACTCAAGCAACGCCAATAATGTACAGTACGAGTTCGGCAGGTACAGCAGGAACTGTTATAACTCTTGCGCCAACACCTGATGCAATTCTTGCTTACAGCGTTGAGTTTATCGCTCCAGCGGCAGGCTTAACATCTGGCAATACTACAACGTGGTTAGGTGATCATGCAGAGGCTCTTTTATTGGCGGCTTGCCTTTATGAAACTTCTGCTTTCCTAAAAGACGCAAATACGTTAACCTTATATAAACAGCAATTCGATGAATCAGTTCAGTTATTCCAGCAAGAGATGCTAAGAGATTACACTGCTGAATACAATGGAGGAATATAATGTCTATAGCTCAAGCAATGTGTACAAGTTTTAAATCTGAAATATTAAAAGAAGAACATCAGATGGTTACAGATACAATAAAAATAGCTCTTTTCACTAGCTCTGCTAGTTTAGGTGCGGCCACTACAGCATACGCAAGTAGCGGAATAAATGAAGTTGCCAATGGTAGTGGTTACGCAACTGGCGGTGTTACGTTATCATCAAAAGCAGTTACAATCTCTGGCGTTAAAGCCTGCTTTGACGCGGCTGACCCAAGTTGGACTTCAGCGTCATTTACCGCTAATGGTGCTATGATTTACAATTCATCTAATAGTAATAAGGCAATTGCTATACTGGCTTTTGGTGGAGACTTTACGGTCTCAGGCGGTACATTTCAAATTGTTTTCCCAGCGGCAGGGGCGAACAGCATAATAAGGATCGATTGATATGACAAGTACCTATGTAAATGACCTCAGACTCAATGAGATGGCCACAGGAGATCAGTCTGGGTCATGGGGAACAGTAACAAATACTAATTTAGAATTGATTGGAGAGGCTCTCAGCTACGGCACAGAGGCCATAACAACCAACGCTAACACTCATGCCTCCACAGTGGCAGACGGAGGTACAGACCAAGCAAGAGCTATTTATATCAAATACACAGGAACTTTAGATAGTGTTTGCACAATTACAATTGGCCCTAATACAATAAATAGGATGCATTTTATTGAAAATGCAACGACTGGTGGCTTTGGTGTAATTATTAAAGAAGGCTCTGGGGCTACAATAGCAATCCCTGCTGGGCATGTTAAGGCAGTTTACCTTGATGGTGCAGGAAGTGGTGCGGCAGTTGTTGATGCATTTTCAGATTTAAATGTGCCAAGTCTATTTATTAAAAACCCAGGGACTGGAGATAACAGTACTGCAAATTTAACTTTACAAACTACAGAAGCAGATATTGCGGCTAATGACGTTATTGGTAAGATTTCTTTTCAGGCTCCAGACGAGGGAACAGGCACAGACGCTATTCTCGTTTCTGCGGCTATTCAAGCTATTTCTGAAGGTGACTTTAGCTCTTCGAGCAATGCGACTAGTTTAAACTTTATGACGGGTGCGTCTGAAGCGGCCGCTACAAAAATGACTCTTTCTTCTGGAGGAAATCTAGATGTAACAGGCGATATAACAGGTTCTACATTAAACGCAGACGGAGATACATCGGCAGGAGACAATGCCGCTTTAGGTTATACAGCGGCACTTGGCGCAATACTAACAGGTCAAGGTTCTACTAATGACGTAACTCTTGTTAATGACGCAGATGCTACAGTTCTAGGTATTGCAACAGGCACTACAAATGTAGACATAGTTGGGACTGTAACAGCTTCAACTGTAAATGCAGACGGAGATACAGCGGCAGGAGATAATGCCGCGATGGGTTACACTGGCGCAGAAGGCTTAATCCTTACAGGTCAAGGCTCTACTAATGATGTAACAATTAAAAATGACGCAGACGCAGATGTAATTGAGATACCTACTGGTACAACAAACGTAACTGTCGCAGGTAATCTGGGAATTGGTGGTTCAGCCGTTGCTAATACAGACACTGATACAAGTAACACAGGTAACGTAACCCTAGACTATTCTGCTAATCAAAACTTTGTATTGACGTTAACAGGTAATACTACATTGGTTAATCCTACCACAGAGCAAGTAGGACAGTCAGGCTTTATATCTTTTATCCAAGATGGTACAGGATCACGAGTTCTGTCTGTAGGTAATCAATATTTTTGTGCAGGTGGAGCAGTTATAGTACTTAGTACTGCCGCTAGTTCTATAGATATTGTTCCTTACGTTGTAATTGCGGCAGGAAAAGTATGCCTTGGCGCACCACAACTAGCCTTTGCGGATGCATCATAATGAGTGGTCCGTTTGGTTCAACAGCGTGGATGGCTAATCCAGCAAGTGGGTTTTATGACTTTCCTATTACTAACTCCGTTAGAATTAATGTAGGGGATTCTTCTTTTTTATCATTTACTCCTAGTTCTGCTGGTAATCTTAGGGCTTGGACATGGAGTGGTTGGATAAAAAGAGGAAACGCTCCAACTGCTCAGAACGCTACTTTTTTTAGTGCTAACAATGCTGACAATTTTAGAATTGTTGGTGCTGGTGCTGGGTCTGCTGATGTAGACACGATAAATTTGGTGATGGTTGATGGTAGCAATAATACCACTGGAGTTCTAGATACTCTTGCTCGTTTTCGTGACGCTTCTTCTTGGTATCACTTTGTTATAAGGTGGGATGTCAATAATGGAACTGCATTAAATAGATTTCGTCTTTATGTAAATGGTGTTCAAATTACAACTTTTAGTGGGGACAATGCTTTAGTTGACCAAAACACAGACAGCATTATTAACAGTGCTGTCATACATAAATTAGGAGCGCAACAATCTTCTACAACAAGAGATATTGATGGCTATATGGCTGAGGTAAACTTTATAGATGGTACTTCTTTAGGTCCAGATAGTTTTGGTGAGTTTAAAAGTGACATATGGATTCCAAAAGATACTGCTGGGCTTACTTTTGGAAACCAAGGATGGAGACTGCAGTTCAAACAAGTAGGCACTGGAACAGCTAGTTCATCTACAATAGGAGCAGATACTAGCGGTAATGATAATCACTGGACTTCAGCTAATTTAGCAGCAAGTGATGTTATGCCTGACAGCCCTACTAATAACTTTTCCACACTTAACTCTGTTATGAGAGCCAATCTCACTATATCAGAAGGAAATCTAAAAGTTGTTGGCGTAGGGAACAATTTTGATAACATAGCTGGTACTATTTCTTTTGACCCTACAGATAGTAGGGGATACTATTTTGAATATCGTTCATCTGGAAATGATGATGGCACTCTATTTGGTATATCTGACCCACAAAATGTTAATTTTAATCAAAGCGACCCAGTAGGAAGTTTTACTGATGGTGCAGATGGTTTTGGTTATAAAGGAAATGGTGGGAAACGAAATAATGAGAACAATGAAAATTATGGAAATTCTTATACTAGCGGAGACATTCTTAGTTGTGCTATAAAATCTGGTAGTATCTTTTTTTATAAAAATGGCACATTACAAAACTCTGGTACAGCCGCTTATACATCAATTGCAGGAACAAAAGTTGCTGGCTTTGCAATTAATGGAACACAGTCAGGCACAGTTAATTTTGGACAAGACAGTTCATTTGCTGGCACTGAAACAGCACAAGGTAATTCAGATTCTAATGGTATAGGTGATTTTTACTATGCTGTACCTTCTGGTTATGTAGCTCTATGCACAGCCAATCTACCTGACCCAGTTGAAACAGTAGATCCCAACAAAGGTGGTTCTCCTCAAGATTTTTTTAGTAATGATCTCTTTACAGGTAACGGAACAAACCAAGATATTGATATAGGTTTTGTTCCCAATTTAGTTTGGACCAGACAAAGAACTGACGATAGTGGTGGTTTGTGGATGGATAGTGTAAGAGGAGATGATGCGTATTTGCAAACAACTAATGCTAACGCTGAAGGTAATTTTGGTAATATAACATTTACTAGCACTGGTTATAACGTCAACGGCAATAGCAATGTAGATAATGAAAATGCTCACAACTATGTTGGTTGGTCTTGGAAAGCTGGAACTTCATTTAGTAATGACACAAGTGCTACAAGCGTTGGTACTATAGACAGTGCAGGAAGTGTAAACACTGATGTTGGGTTTAGTATTATTGGTTATACTGGTACTGCTACAATAGGTACAATAGCACACGGTTTAAGTTCTGCTCCAGATATGTTAATTGTTAAGAATCGTAGCGCAACAGAGCCTTTGGCGACATACCACTCTTCACTAGGTGCGCACTTTGGAACATATCTAAGCGAAAGTGCAACTCCTTATGATTTAAATATTTATTGGAATGACACAGAACCCACTAGCTCAGTATTTACTGTAAATACACATACCATAGTAAACGCTAATACAAATAGTATGATTGCATACTGTTTCCACGAAGTAGAAGGCTACTCAAAGTTTGGAAAATACACTGGGAATGGAAATGCAGATGGCACGTTTGTTTACACAGGGTTCAGACCTGCTTGGTTTATGATAAAAAGAACAGACTCTGCAGGTAGTTGGTCGATTCATGATACTGCAAGAGATACCTTTAATGTAACGCAAAAAAACCTCTATGCTAATTTAGATGCTGGTGAAGAATCACAAGCAACTTGGCAGTATGACATTTTGTCAAATGGTATTAAACTAATAGGAACAAGTGGAGAAATAAATGCATCAGGTGGAACATACATCTACATGGCATTTGCTGAACAACCATTTAAGTACGCTAATGCTAGGTAAGGAAACATAATATGCCTTGGAGATATAAAACAGATGCCTACCATAATCCGGGTAGAATAATAAAAGAAGGTAAGCAATGGGAAGATGACGAAGGTGTACAACATCCTTGGTGCTGGGCTAGATGG